AAGTTAACGCTTTTTGTGTAATTACTCATGATGATAAAATCTTTCCGTTCTTAGCTAGAATCTCTACCTTTTGAATGCTCAAAGGTGAACCGTTAATATAAGCTTCAAAGCCTATTTGTACTACTTTACCTGACCCTGTAGGGTAAGCTTTCAACACTGATAGAGCCTGACCACTGGAGTAATCAAAACCGTAATTATATTCGCTCTCACCGTAGTAAGCAATAGTATTACTAGGAATAGTTACGTTTTGAGAGTAAAAGTTACCTGTAAAGTCGTAAGCCCACTTCATTGTCAAGGCTTGTCCATTACCGCCAATGACTGTAGCCAACAAAGACTTCAAGATAGAAGTAACCGATGGAGCACCAAAGTCAGTGTGGTTGGTGTGATATTGCATCTGGTAAGTAGAGGCATTATCGAGATAACCTGTGTATGAGCCTACGTAGCCAGCTTTACCGAGCAAGAGAGTACCGTCTTGTTTAGCACAGAAGCTGCTAGGCTCAAGAGAGTCCCATGCTGTAACTCTTGCTGCACCGTCTTGCAAGGCAGCTTTAGTGTCAAAACAGTACACTTGTTTAGCGTAAGGAAGAGACAACAGGTAGAAAGCATCAATAGGCGAGTGAACTGCTTTAATATCAGCTAATGTCTCAGCGCTGAGGTAAGACAGTAAGTCATTACGTACATTCTTACTCAACTCACGCAAAGGAGCTGACTTCTCTTGAATAGTACGTTGTAAGCTTCGGACACCTGTTTGAGACAAAAAGATGATGTCTGAACCAGTGTTGGCAATACTGTCTCTAGCGATACAACCGATACCTGTGATAACGTCTTGGAGGAGAAACGTAGAAGCTGACGGGTCAGTAGCACCTTGATAAATCAGGATGTTATTCTTACCGAAGACAAACAGGAAGCCGTTATGAGCACCTAAGCCAACAACTGTGTCTCCACCTTTAGGCCATACAGTAGTAGTATCCAAAGAGCCAGCAAGACCAGCTGCCCAATCATAAGGCTGCTTAGTGTCACACCATTGAATAGTTACTTTGTCTGTAGTTGTACCTACGTTCCAAAGACGACCATAAGCGCTGATAACAGCGTTACCCTTCTGAACTGTACCAGCGTAGCCAGACATCTCAGAGATACGTCGATATTGTGTCGTGGAAGTAGTAGGGTTGAACTCAAGAGGATCGTAGCCTTCTTGGAACAGGTAAAGGCCTCCACCGAGGGAAGCCATCTGCCAGTTATCAGCTGTGATTGTAGGAGCTGTACCGCCACCACCGTAGGTAAGCTCAGTAAGGGTAGAACCTACCAGCTTAAACAGTTTATTGTTACCTGCACAGATAGTGTAGCTAGTACCGTCTACTGTAATCAGTTCACCGATAGCTTTAACTGTTGAAGTGCTCAAAGAGCCTGAAGAGCTATTAACTGGTTGCCAGCCCTTACGAGCACCGATACGACCAAACTGGTCAATAACGCAGTTAGTAGCCATCAGAGCATATCCTGAAGCTAAGTCCAGAGATGAGTCTTGAGTGTTTAGCCCGTAGAAACCCGGAGCATTAACAGCATAGGCTTGTATTTGTTGGGACATTACGCTGGAATCCAAGCATCATTTTCAGGGGAGCGAGCAAGCTCAATAGCGATAGCATCAGCTAAGGACTTCTTACCCACTACGTAAGCTTCTGAGCTGTTTAAACCGCCATCTTCACCTCGTTCAACCAAAGCCAAAGCTTTAGCGATCAACACGATAGGTTCTTTAGGAAGCTTAGTTGTGTCTCCATCATTAACTAGATCTTCTTCTGGAACGATCAAGCTAAAACGGATACTATTGACACCTACTGGAATAGGCCACAACATGAATTGACTATCACCGTTAGTATCTACACCTTTAAAGGCATATTCACTAGGATCAGCACTTTGAGGGGAACTTGTACTGAAGACACGGCGTTCAATAGCATCAACAGTGGTTGGAAACAGTTGACCGTATTTAGTGATGTCAATTACGTTAACAACTTTGAAGCGAGTACCTGCACCAGTTAAACTGTAACCAGTGTATTGACTAGCTGCTGTAGACACTGTAACTGAGGTGTTAAAAGCATCCCAATCGTAGGCATCAGCGATCTCACGCTTAGCATCGTTAACGAATTTACCTACGAGAACACTCATTGTATTCTCATTGACAGACGTTACAGTAGGCTCACGAAGGCGACCTAGAACGTCATTTACCAAGGAAAGGAAGGTAGGTAACGCCATTATTACTTACTCTTCTTAGCTTTGTTCTTAGCTGTGCGTTGACCACGCATGGGCATCTTAGCTTCACTCATGGCGATAGCAATGGCTTGTTTCTTGTCTTTAACAACAGGACCGCCTTTACCGCTATGCAGAGTACCTTCTTTGTACTCACCCATGACCTTACCAATCTTCTTTGTTTGTTTCTTAGTTGTAGCCATATTAGACGCTCACTTTCACTGTAATAGTGCCTGATGTATAGGCAGTCACGTTAGCTCGAATGAAAGGAGGTGGACTGTCAATCGTGATAATACCGTTAGCAGTTAGAGCAGTACCGATAGTAGCCCAGTTAGTGTTGTCTACGCTACCTTGAGCAGCCACAGTACCGACTGTAAGACCAGAGATTTGCATGAAAGCAGGCTTATCGCTATCAGTGCCTACCGAGAGAGAAGCACCTGAGGCGCTAACAGCGTTGAGAAGTGTAGTTACAGTCATTTTATATGTGTCCTTATTTAAATACTCTGTCCATGAAGAATGTGATGCCACCGCCTACAAAGGAAGCAATGGTCATACCCATCCAGAAACCACCTTTAGACTTGTTAGCAAGCTCTAGAAGGCACTTAACGTCTTTGCTGAGGGTATGTACTTCAGTTTGAAGAGCTTCTACCTGAGCTTCTAAACGACCAAATTCACGCGCTGAAACGTCATCCATTACTGCACCTCTGCTGTAACTTCAGTCTTCTTTGGGCGACCAGCCTTCTTGACTTCAGGGGCAACGTCAGGGGTGTCCTCTACTCTCACGTATTCAGGATGGCCCTTCATGGAGTCAATATCGACTTGATTCGTGAAGGTCACTGTAGTACCTGTCTGAATGTATTTAAAGGTAGCTGATAACATACTTTTAACCTGTATTAGATAAACCAAAAGAGCTTCCTTGTGAGAAGCCCCTTCAGTTTATACACTATTAGACCAAACGAGCAACAACCACCTTAACGGTAGTAGAGGCCAAGTCAACAGTAGAACCAGATTCGTTCTGGACACGCAAGGTCACAACATCAGCAGCAGACACGTAAGCGTGGCAAACCACACCAGCTTTATCAACACCGAATGAGAAACCTAGAACAGCGTCACCAAGGGCAACACCGGGAACAGCGATAGTTTCTGTCTCACCAGCAGCATCAACCAATGAACCTACGTTCAAAGTACATGAAACTGACCAAGTGTCAGAAAACAAACCACGGAAAGAATCGTTACCTTGACGTACGGTAACAGCGGTAGCAGCAGCCATTTATTTACTCCTAATTGAAATTAAAGATAACTTTAAAGACCCTCTCCTTTTGAGAGAGGGCCTTCTTAGCTCAATTAGACAGCCAATGCAACGCTAGAGTAGTCACGCAACTCAGCAACACCGTACAGAGTGTCAGCAGTAAACAGAGTACCGAGGTATTCTTGTTTGTACTGAGTCTGTGAACGGATGCCTTGTTGTTCAACCAACACGTAAGCATCTTTGTGACCCATCAGAGCGATACGAGCAGCTTGAGCTGTACCTGAACCGTCTTCAGCATCGTTAGCTGTATCGCAGTTGGTAGACACGTACACTTTCACGCCGTACACATCACCGATTTCACCGTTACGGATGGTGTTAGAACCACCTTGTTCGCCCACAAAAGCTTGTTCAGTGAAACGAGCCAAGCCCATCAAAGTGTTACGGCTTGCTGGAGGAACGATGAAGAAACGACCATCCATAGGAACGTCAGAGTCATCCAAGCGTTGGATCGAACGACGAATTGCAGCGTCAGTCAAAGCAGCTTGGTTGTCAGTGCTGTAGTTGTAAGCAGTAGTGCCATCAGAGCCGATGAAAGCGCCAGTGTAACGAGCACCTGTGCCGCCTTGAGCCAAACGACCCAAACGGATCAAGTCTGTGTCCACTTGTTTAGCCAGAGCGTAGCCAGCATCATCAGTGTAGAAAGAACGCAGGCTAGACAGAGCTTGAGCTTCGACGATATCTTCAATCATGCGGCTATATTCATAGTGCTTGTTGATAGACACGTTGACTTCAGTTTCAGTGGCAGCGATCAAAGTAACTTGAGTAGATGCAGCCTTAGCAGAAGCAGAACCACGAGTAGGGCTAGGAATGTGAACGGTGTCACCTTTCTTGCCTTTGAAGTTCATCTTCTTGATGAGGTTAGCAGCGACCAAGTTGCGCTTGTAAGCAGCTACGATTTCATCAGACCAGATTTCTGGAATGAAAGTTGCTGCGGTTGTTACGGTTACGTGGTTAGTTCCGAGACCCATTTTAAATACTCCTAGATATACAAATTAAAATAAAATTAAAAATTTATGAATGATTACCGTACACGTCCATCAGCGTAGGCCTTCATGATTTCAGGCTCCAATGCTTCGTAACGGTCTGGGTCATTCATTCGCAGCCGAATAAGGTCTGCCCTTCGATAAACCCGCTTCGATGATTCACCAGTACCTCCGGTATCGACAGCAACAGCTTTTAAGTTCTGTTTCAATGTCTCTTTACCTTTGGTAGCCACCTCTTGTGTCTTAATTTGCTTAAGCTGTTTAAAGGTAGACAACAATTCGTTAGCGCTATCGTAATCAAACTCACCATCGGCTTTAGCGTACAAACTGAGGCGAACGGGAGATTGTTTTACCCACTCCGCAAACTCAGGATCTTGAACAATATTACCGAAGTCAGGATGATTCTGATTTAGCTTCTGTTGAATCTGCATCTTCTTGAACTCTTGAGCACTTTGTCGTGCAGCGAGAACATCGGGATGCTTATCAATAGAATTACGAATTGCCTTCTGAGGATCTTCAAAGAAGTCAATTTCAGGCTCTATTTCAGTAGCAGCAGGTTTATTGTTTGAAAGACTTTGTTTCAACAATTCATCAGCAAGTTTACGAACCTCGCCAACTTCTTGTGCCTGTTTACCAATGAGCTTCTCAGCCTCTTGGTGCATCTTGATGATCTCTTGTGGAGACTTCCCTTTGTATTTCTCAGGGATTGTGTCTTCAACTACGTGATCTTCTTCAATCTTAGGCGGTGTGGTGAGTTGTTCAACTACGTCGAGTTCACCTAAAGTACTATCTTCATTATCATCTACTAGCATACTAATTCCTTTTTCCTGCCACGTATAAAATGTGGTTCTAGGACACTATATTTAAAATAAAAACTCGGTATAAATATTAATACTTATGAGTTCTGTTCTACTAACTTGCGTTAGCTTTCCTTTCTTGGGCGAGCTTCTCAGATCGCTTGCGTTCCCATGAGTCATAGGCTGTCGGAAAAGAGCCTGTACAACCTTCTAACTTCATGGTAGGTGCGCTTATGACCCTAGTAGCCTCAGCGTCACATTCCTTACAAGGAGTTGCGTGACATTCTGTGTCTACAAAGGCTTCAGTGCGATGGTTGTTCCCACAAACAAATTCAAAGATCCGACGAGGCATTAAACCTCTCCAGTTTCTTGAAGGTCCTTGTAAGTACGTCCATAGGCCTCCTTCAGGCCATATAACCAGTTCAAAATATCCATCTGTCCACGACGAAAGTCTAGAGGGTGTGTTTCCGTGACAGAAGATAGTTTGTCGTAGCTATCCTTTACTTTGAGGATGTCTTCCATGAGATCTTTCCACCCTTGAGTGGACATCATGTCGAAGGCATCATCGTAGAATTT